TAGGAAACCGCCAAAGTTCATAACAATATTTAAAAATAATTAAAACGCTTTTTACATTTAGCGATAGGCAATAAAAAGCACTTAAAACATTATTATATTGCCCTAACAATAATTGTTACTAAAAAAGTGCTATTCGTAACACTTTTATAGTTTACTAATCTTATCTCTTAACCTTTGACATTTCGATAGGTAATCCTTGTAAGCTATCAACCATAGTTCAGGGTCAGTTCTCTTTACAGGATAATTAAAACGAAAGTTCTTATGGATGAACCATAATCTTAGACTTAAAAAGAATCTTAAAACTACGCATCGTAGAAAAGTTCTCTTGTGTTGCTCCAAACCTATCATTTCTATAATATGGTCGGGTGTGATTAGTTTTTCTTTTTTCATTTCTTGGTTTTAAAAAAAGGGGCTTAAACAAGAATAACTATCTCTCCAATAGCTAAACGGTTTAACACCCCTCGATAAATGGGTAAATTTTACTATTTTATTTCGTTAGGGTTTCCAACCCAAACCCAACCTAAAAATAACTTACAGAAAAATCTGTGAATCCTATTAGGTTTCTTGATGAACTTAAATACTATGCTGTGTTCTAATTTGCCTTTTCCTGTAATAGCGTAACCTCCAACAAAAGGAATAATAGGAAGTTGTTCTCCTTTGATTTGATCTTCTTTTTTTAATACTTTTTTATCTTCTGCCATAGTAATTTTTTTTAAACAAACATAATGAATTTAATCCATTATATAAGAATCAAACCATTCAACAAGAAGAACATTTGTTTCCTTTTCAAGTATTTTTTTAACCTTACGTAGTTCATAATCGAATTTTTTTTTCTTTTCTACACAATCTAAATCACAATAACCCTCTAAGTCTTTGAAAATTCGCTTAATCATTTCGCTTAAAGTCTTTTTTTTTGCTAATTCAACATTTTCAACAAAAAACTCAAAGGCTCTTATATCTACTGGCTTAATAAAATTGGTTATCTCCATATCATTAGTTAAAAGTCGGCTATACTTGTCCTAGTTCTAAAAATTTCGCAATCATGGTCTAGCATATACATACGACTATAATAAGGCTTGTAATCATTATTAATCTTGTATTCATCACCTCTTGTTTCAATAGTTGTGTACCAACGTATTTGATTAAATATTGCTTCTGCTGAATACTTGTTACGTCCTGCTTTTATTACTTTATCTGTGAAGTAACAAAATAATTGATAAACTCTTGGGTTTTCCTCATGGAATTTTAAAAACTCTGCTTTACTCTTTGCCATTTTTATTGGTTTTTATGATTATTTAATTTTTCAAATATTACAATGGATAGCTTTACCCATCTTGGTAATTCTTTTCCTTTTCTAGTTACTGACTTCACAGAGTTAGGGGTATTACCCGTAATATCTGCTATATCTGAATTTGTGTAGCCCATCACTTTTTTCATGGCTTTATACCTTTTATTCCAATCACTCATCTGATCTTGATTATTGTTATTTTTACAAATCCTATCAAAAAATTATAAATAGGGTTAATTTTCATACTTTGCTTATAGTACCCTAATCCAATACCGAAAAAGGCTCTTATACTTACTCTATATCCGTTTTTGTAGAACTTCATTAAAAGGTGTAGTTTATTCCGTTTTTATGGTATAATGTGTATTGTCATTACATCTACGTTATGCGTAACTATATTTTGCCACTAATTAGCGTTTAGTGGCATTTTATAGCTTTTCTAATTCTTGCTTAACTTCTTGATACCATTGTATGGAATCATCAATATCATTTTCACCATAACAATGAATAGTTGATAATTCTTTTATAATCTCATCAACTGAAATTAATGCGTTCTTAATAGCTATTGAAGTACAAAGTATTTCCTCTCCACACTCTGTGTCCTCATCCATTAAAACCATTCTAAATTGGTTTACTAAATCTTCTGCTTTTAATTTTGGTGTCATAACTTTTCTAATTCTTGTTTAACTTCTTTCCAATATGGTGAGTAATTTGTATATATAAGAATCTCATCAACTAAAATTAATGCACATTTTTTTCCTGCTTCATAACCAATTTCAGCGGTACTTGGGTTTGCCCCTGCATATTCTTGATATGAATATGTTTGTGTTTCCATTTTGTCAAGTAATGACAATGCTTTTTCTTTTGGTGTCATAATCTTATAATTTTAGCAACGCATAACAAAGTTTAAAAACAACTCCGCTACGCTATGCAGTTTTTACTATAATCGTTATGTGATTTTATATTCCTTCTCTAACTCGTTCCAAAGTGATTCATTACCATATCGGTAATAAACTAAACTCATACCGTCTTTAATCCTAAAAGCAAAACCTAATTCCTCAAAACCTTCATATCCTAAAGGAAACATTTGAAGTTTATAAGTTCCGTTCATAGACGTTCTATTGATAAACGGCTGTCTAAATTCGGTCTTACCTAATACATAGTGCATCAAGCATTGCCCGAAGTCTAATTCTTTTATTTGAACCATGTCTATCGGTTCTTTGTTGAAGTCTGTCATATCTTTTAATTTTAAAAAGGGGCAAAAGACCCCCGTTTTTTTACGCAGTACAATAAATATCCCCTCCCGTTTTTGTAATGAAGTCAGCTAAAGCAGTAGCACGACTTATACTAGCATTACCAAGCCACATACTAGGCTCTTTTGGTTGCCAATAAGCGAAAACTTCTTTAACAAAGTTCATATCGACTATGTAATCCTCTTCTTGGTTTGTACCGATTTTATAATAATCTGTCTTTTTCCACTCACTACTGATATAACCCTTTTTTGTTGGTATATAGAAATGCCCTAATTCATAGCTTTCTTTATCACTATAACAAGGGTAGTAACCTACTAATTTTCCGTTCTCGATTAACTCGCCTTGCAAGTACAAAGTATCTCCGTTAAAAACCAATTTAAAATTGGTTAAATCGCCATTCTCGATTTTTAACCTTGAGATTTTTCTTTCAATCGCTTCAATAAATAAATCTAAATTTTCCATAATTATATTTTTATTCAGTAATTAATAACACTCTTTCGTTTCGGTAATTAACCCATACATGATTTCCACCTCTCCCATATTTAAGAGTAGTTTTTGTTAATACAACATCTAACTCTCTAATTAAGTCAGCGAATGGGTCATCACCTAAAGGACTTTTAATAGCTTGGTCAACGATCTTCATAAGATTCGGCATTTCGCCTAAGTCGAACAACGGTTTTTCAATTTGAACTTTCATAACTCTCAATTTTTAAATTCGTAACACTTATTTTACGCTACTAAGTTAACTTATGTTACCCTTTTATCCAATTATTTTAAAATTATTTTAAAAATATTTCTAATATGTCAATGTTAATACTATATTCGCTAAAAAATTAAAAACACATGGTTTCAAACAAAAAAGAACAGAAATTTAAAAGGATAGCACCTAAAAGGTTGACTAACTTTAAAATATCTGCTGAAAGGTTGTCAAAGTGCTTTAATGAAAACTACTTTGAATATACGCCCGAAGAAAAAGCGTATGTAATTCAAGAAATTAATACAACAATTAAAAAGTTATTTTAAACCGAAAATCAAACAATTAATTTAAACATTTAATCATGGCAAAGAAAACAAATGCTAAGACTACTGTTAAGGACGCAGTAGCAAAAAAAGAAACAAAAGTTTCTACACCAAAGAAGTCAACAAAGAAGGTTGAAAAAAAACAATTAGTGGAAGCTATATTCTTAAATAAGAAATCTAAAGATTTACTAGAAAGAGGTAAATTCCCTGCAAGTTTAGTAGAAAATAACCCAACACTTTATTTCAAAAATCCTATTGATGCTCAAAGTAATGCGAAGCACTATCTTGATGAAATAAAAGATAAGTTAAAGCAAGAAAAGTACGCAGAATTGAAATTAAAAATTGAACTTTTTTCGTAATGCAAATAGAGTGGGAAGTAAATACATTTGATAGCACCGTAGATATAACTTTTTACGGTGTTACCTACTCTGCTGATGTAGATTATTTCAATGTTACTAGGACTTTTGTGAAGAACACTTATTGGAACGATGGACTTCAACAAATTGAGTACGACAAGGAAATAAACATAATGGAAACTGATTCAGAGTTTACGCTAAATGAAATACTTTACTGCTTTACAAAAGTTCCTGCCAAAGAATTAAAAATCACAGTTTAAATAAACCAAATGGCAAAAAAAAAAATCAAGATTAGTCAAAGCCTTATGAAATCATTATATGATTACTCACAAGGTAAAAAATGTGGTAAACTCATTGAAGAACACTATGTAAATGGCGTTCCCTTTCCTTCTTCTGAAACAATGGAATTAGGAAATTACTTTGAGTTTATATGTACTGGTTCATTAGCTAGAGAAGGTTATGAACCAAAAGCTAAAACAACTAAGAAAGGTGAACCTACTGCAAAGTACAAGTTAATGGACGAACAAAAACTTAACTTTGACAGAATAATGAAAAAGTATGGCTTCAAAATACTTTCAATAGATCATAACTTTAAATCAAAAGAATTTTCAGGAATTGCAGATGTAATCGCAGAAAAAGACGGTCAAAAAGTTATAATTGATATTAAAACAACTGGACTTATAAATGACAAATGGAGTGATTGGGGATGGCACGATGAATCATTACCAAGAAATGAAAACCTACTTATTCAAGCTAAACATTATAAAATGTTAGCCCAAGAAGAATGGGGAATCGAAAACATACCTTTTTATTACGTGATTTTCTCTACGGTAAACAACGTAGATTGTAAAATTTTTCACATTGACTGTTCTTATGAAACATTGAATTATCATAAATTAAATTCATACGGGGCAATAGAAATGTTAGAACAATATTTGGAGGAAGGTTTTTCAACTCTTCCCGAATACAAATCTTGTATTGATTGTCCTCTAAAAGAATCCTGTAAGGACTTTACCGATACACCAATTATTAAAACAATAAATCTTTAATTAATAAATCCAATCAAATGAGTGAGATTAAAATTTGGGAATCATCCCTACAAAAAGGACACAAAAAACTATTATCAGTTTATAGTGGAAATGCAGAAGTAATTTCAAAAGAAACAAAAGCAAAAGCCTTGCGTGAATTAGGTTTTGCTTATCAGATTATTTCTGACAACGGTTTACTTCAACAATGCGACCCTTTATCAATCATTAACGCAATTACAAATGTTGCTAGGACTAGCATAACTCTAAACCCTGTTATGAAGTTAGCTTATTTAGTTCCTAGAAATGGAAAGTGTGTTTTAGACTTCTCATATATGGGAATGATTAGCTTATTAAAGAGTAATGGAAACATAAAAAGAATAAACGCTTATATAGTTTATTCAGATGAAAGTTTTGAGCATGATATTGTAAATAATATTATTCACCACAAACCTAAGTACGCTAAAACAGAAGCCGAGCATAAAACAAGAGAAATAATCGGTGCTTATACAGTTGCTAATCTTCCAAACGGTGAAGTTGATTATTGCTTTATGGCTTATTGGGAAATAGATAAGGTTAGAAAATCATCAAAAAGTGCTGATTCAAGTTATTCTCCTTGGAATACTTGGTTAGACGAAATGATTAAGAAAACTGTAATTAAAAGGCATTATAAAATGTTGATCTCGGTTAGTGATTCGGCTGATTCAAAACTTCATGCTTTACTTGAAATCGAAAATGAAAACAACGGTATGCAAGAAAAGTTTTTACCTAAGAATAATAGAAGTGGATTAGGTAATGCTTTTATTCAGCAAGAAGATAAGACCGATGAAAAATCAAGAGTGGATGAACGTATTGCCATGCTAACTGCTGAACAAGAAACTAACCTACCTGAACAACCTGAAATTGATGAAGAAAATCAAGCAATTATTGATGAATTAGAAGGTAAAAAGCCAACTAAACGTAAAACCAAAAAGGAAGATAAACTTCCCGATGCAGAATTAGTAGAAGAGAAGAAAGGAAACGACTTGTTTAAATAATCAAAATAAAGCCCCAAGAATTAATTTGCTTGGGGCTTTTTTCAGATTAACTCCCAATCTTCAATTTTATTCCTTTCTTCTTTAATTGCTTATAAGCTACAACGCTTAAAACAAGAGTTATTGCAATTAAACCTCCAACTAATAATAATTCTTGTTCTTTTTTTACTTGTGCTTCCATGTTACCATAATAGTTTATCAGCATAATAACCGTTAGTTCCTTTTTTGTTCCTATTGTTACTGTGCCTTATTTTATATAATCTACGTCTTTCCTCTGCGTATTTGTTTCCTTTTGTTTTTTTATATGTTGGATAATCACCATATCCAATAGCACCTACTGATGCTACTTTTTTACCGTTTTTAAAAACATCAATTTTTTTACCCTTAACCGTACTAGGTTTAACAGTAACCCCAAGTTTTTTAGCTTGTTGTTTAGTATAATTGGTAATTGTATAAGCCATTATTTCTTTGCCTTATCCTTTTTATTTTCTTCTTCTAAATGCTCTATTTCAAGCCTAGTGGCTTTTATCCTATAATAATAGTGAACACCTGAAAGAATTAATACTGTAACACCTACAAAAGTAGCTATTTGTTTTCCTCTTTTTGTTTTTAATAATTCAGATAAATACATATTTCAACGATTTAATAAAATTAAAGTGCCTAAAGCACCTAAACCAAACCAAAAAGTATTCTTTTGGTAAAACTTTTTTTCCTCTTCAATAATTACATTTTTCATATCTAATGTACCCATGTAAGGATTACTATTCTCAATTTTTACAATTGGCTTACTCTTTTTAAACCAACCCGTTTTTTTATCTCCAATAGTTATTTTCATTTTGTTGTTAAAAGCCATGCTGTCAACTTTTAAACCTTCTAATAAAACCAATCCATTTAATGAATAATGTTCATTAGATAAATCAAAGCGTTTAGGAACTTTTATAATTCCTTTTGGATAAATAGTGTCCGAAACTCTTAAAGTATCGTGAAATTCAATAAATACACTATCTATAACGGTTTTAGTAACTGTAACAACTTTACTTTTTAATTTTTTTAAGTCTTTAATTTCTAAACCATAAAGCCTAATGGCATCCTTTTGATTTAAAATTAATTGTTCTTGTTCTGCAACAAGTTTACCTTGGTTGTCTAAAGATTGATGAAATGATTGGCTATTAAACTCTAATTTATCTACTTGATTTTTGTAAGAAGATAGTCGTACTTGGCTACCATATAAAAGCCAAACCAAAAAGGCAATTATACAACCAAGTACGACAAGCAGAGTTTTTTGTTTAAATTTCATTTATCTTTTATTCAATTTCACCTCCTGCGTTCATTGAAGGGCTAGAAATTCTAAATCCTTTTAAAGTTTTAAAAGCAACAGTAGTAAAAGCTATTATACCCATACCAAGAAAAATAACTTCCAATTTAGTCTTTAAATTCATCGAACCCCATTTATTAGAGCCTAACTTCATTCTTTCAGCTACCTTTTTATCTATTACAGTTTCTAGGTCTTTAGTTTCTTTAGCTATTCTATCTGATTCTGTTCTCATCTTTTTTATTTTTAAATTCCTTTACTTTAAATCCGTTTTCTCTTAAATCGTTTTTAATCTTTTCAGAGAAAATCCCTCCATTTGGTTCATCCTTGGTTATTTCTAACACTTCTTTTTGCCATTGTTTCATAGTGTGATTGATTTATATAATAAAAACATTATTAATATTAATAAGAATAAGGCAGCAATATAAAGATAGTTTTTACTTTTTTTTCTATCAATGAATATCAATTTTGACAAATCTTCATTTGATGTTTTGTCTAACCTATCATTAATTATTGAATAAAATAAACTACGCTCACAACAAGAGTTGATCTGATTGTAATTAATACCTTGAAAAATATAGCCTTGTACTTCCAATGCTTTTTTTAATGACTTCTTGGTAAAATTTAAACCCTCATTTGTTAAGGTATCGTATAATAATGTTGCAACTGATTGATTTTTTATATTATCCCCTTCTATTAAATTCCAAAACTCACGTTTTTTAATTGATAAAGACTTTTTATAATTAAGATTAATCATAAATTCAACCGAAGGTATAATATCTAAATGCTTGAATACTAATTCAGGAGATATACCATGATTAGAACCAATTAGAACTCCATCAAAATAGTTTTCTTTTTTGTTAGGATTATTACTATAACCCTCTTCATGTTTATATGCTTTTTTATATGCTAAAATAAAATCAGCCATTAGATTTGTTTTATAGTAATATCAATTTGTCCATTTTGACTTGCTAAAATTTCATCACGTAGGACAGGGTATAAATCACGATAGGCACTTGCACTTGAAGAACCTGCCATTGTATTGTAATTAACACCGTAATTAGGCAAAATACACCCACTTGTATCAGATTCAAAATTACCAGTATGAATTAAAATATATTGAAAAACCAAACCATCTTTTTCTAATATCCAATCGGGTTTATTCCAAATACATAACATTCCCTTATGGAAGTCTGAACCGTACTTGTCTAAGTATTTTTGATTATATCCACCTTCGTTTCTTAAACTCAAATTAAAAGTTCCCGTAGGTATGCAAGTTTCATTTTGAACCTTTACAGTCCTTGCTTCATCTTCAATAGTTCCACAAAAACCTACACCATCAATAAGAAAAACCCCAACAGTAGTATTACCGTCATCTTTAAGTCTTAAAACCTCTACTTTCATACTTTTAGACTTTTCCTCTAAGGTACTCAAGCATTGATTCGATTGACTTTCTTTTTTCTTCATCAATTTTTGAGGTTTCAAGAAATTTAGTATTATCCTCAATAGCTTTAATAATCTCATCTTTAGACATTTTTGCTACATCATTTTTGAACTTTTCAGGTAGTTCAATCTCACCTTCTTTCTTTACAACTTCTTTCTTTAAAGAACGAAGCCATAAAACACCTAATAAGGCTACCCCTAATCCGATTAAAATTTTATTGCTGTTCATTTCTTATATAAATTTGATGCTTTTTCAACATGGTCTTTATCTATCTTATTTAAAATCCATGCTAAAAGCCTTCCTAAAAATTTTAGGGTCTTATTATATTTATTTACGCCTAAGACCTTGGATATTGTTTCATCTTCATTTCCAAACTTATATCCTCCAACTTTTATCATTATATCATTAAACAAATTAGACAAAACTACATTTCCTAATTGATCTATTGATAATGCTATTGTTCTTACATATATATTTAACCTTTCGGGTTTTGCCCTAAAAGTAATAAAAGTATATAACCATCCTATTGGAAATAACACAATGGCTAAAATAATAGCTATAAATAAAAGAATATACCCCATTATTGTTGAGTGTCAGCTACTACCGTAATTTTATCCAAAGGAACTTCAAAATAGTCAGCAATTATCTGTTTTTGAACTTCTGTGAAATTGTTTGTGCTAAACTCATTATCCCAAGGCTCTAAACTGAAATTAGAAAAGTTAACAACTCTTTCACCATTAGCATATAACTTAAATGGTAAAAAACCATCAATCATATCTTGCTCTGTTGCGTAAACCTTATAATCTGAATTGATACCTAAATTACCGTCAGGTAAATCAAAAGGTATTGATGAGTTTATTTTGAAAATAAAATCTTTCCCTTTAAAGTTACTATCTGTTTGTAACTCAAAATCATTAATCTGATAATGTACTTTTATATTTGCCATTTTATTTGTTTTTTATTCTAATTTAATTAAAAATCATAAACCAACTTCCTGAACTACCTCCACTTGGAGTAGATGAAAGACCTAATATTTCAACTCTATCATTTGTAACACTTCCACTTGTTGATGTTGTTCTTATGTTATATGTTCCTGCTGATAAACTTGTAGAAATTGCACCCGTTCCAACTTGTCTATTAGTATTATGAGTAGTAAAACTTCTATTGCTTCCCTGTGGAATCTGAATAGTGCTAATTGCGTTAATCGAACAAGCCGTAGTAGTAATTATGCTGTCCTCTGATACGGTTAGGCTTTGAGTATTTGGAGTTGATTGTCCTCCTGTTCTACCTTGATTACCTATACCTCCACTTCCAGTAAAGTACCTTACAGCGATTGATATAGGATTCCATTGATTACCACTAAAATTAACTCTAAATAAATTTGTTCCCGTTGGAGGGTCAACTAAATAATAAAACGCCATTCTTTGACTTAAACCACCTCTATTTGTACTATGTAGCTGTGTCATAGATTGTCCACCATAATTGCAGCCTGTATAATTAACTGTGTTAGCCATTGTTAACTGAATAATCAAAAGCCTATCACTTCCCGATGCAACGTTAAAATTAAAATCATAACGATTATTTGCAGGGGTAGGATTTGCACTAAAATAATTTACACTTACGGGTGCTGACATATTATAATTCGTTTATATTAGTTATCTCAATTAATTGTGAATCTCCTAAATCCTCTACTTGTGTTCTTGCTTCATTTACATATAGAGTAGTTTCAAAAAAAGTGCTTAAACTTGCTTGTCCTATCTCTAGTTTAGTACGGTTTTCAGCTAAAAACTTTCCCAAAGTAGAATCATAATCCTCATTAATTTGAATAATGATAGATTCGTCTGATGTATAACCAACATCAGTATATTTAAGATTATCTGTTCCCTCTAATTCTATTTTGCTAATAATAGTTACCATAATTTATGCTTCCTCATTTACTGCAATAACGTCCCATTTACTATCAGTAGTATTGTAAATACAACCTACGTAAATTAATTTGTTTGCCGTTGTTGTTGTTGGTAAAGTTACACCTATTACTCTGAAATCTGCACCCCATGTTATTGCTCTTGCAGTTCCATCATCTTTAATCCTATAAACTAACTTCTGTCCTTGTACCGAAGTTCCCGTTGGATTAGCAACCGTTAATGCTGCTGCCTGTGCCGTTAATACTCCTGTATTTTGCTCATCTGCATTAATAGTAAAAGTCGCTGTTGATGTGGTTTCTTGTACCGTTGGATTTACAATAGTGTTTGTTATTCTTTTACCACTACCAATTAAATTACCATCATTTCTGAAATCCCATAATTTACTAGGAGTAGTATCACCATCATAAATTTCAAAAGCTGTTGAAGTACCTAATGTGTCAAGCCCTTGTATTGCTGTTCTACCTTTAGATAGAAATTGTTCCGTACCTACTTTTGCAGTTGAACCAAACAAGATTCCCGCAGTATTTACGTAGCCTTGTCCGTAAAAATACGCTATTTGATTACTCGCACCTCTCGGAATAAAGTGTTGTACTCCAACGCCTGTTATATCGGTTATTTGAATTACACCACCCTGTAAAATTTCAGTCTTTCCAAAAGTGTTTTCGCCTATTGTAACTGTTGCACCTTTCCAATATCCTCCACCATTAGACGCAATAAGGAAATCAGTATTTCCCGAATGGTCTTTTTTTGTAAAAGTATTGTTCCCCTCGATTAAAACACTTCCTTGCTTTCCAGTAACTTCAAAAATTCCTCCATTAGCTTCAGATAATAATTTAAGACTTGCTCTTTGATAATTAGTCAAGCCACTTGATGTGTAATCAACTATTAAACCATCAAAGTTACCCGTTTGGGTAAAAGTTAATGTTTTACTGTTTAAATCAACAATTCTATTATCCGTTAAGGAATCATCAGCCGTATAGATAGAATCACCTCCACCAAGAGCAGCCCAATTTAATGAGCTATCAATATACTCAAATTGGTTTGTAGTATTATTATAGATTAATAAAGATTTGTTTGCAGCAGAAAGGCTTATACCACTTCTTCCAGTTGTTGACATTCTAGGTATTAAAAGACCTTGTGAATCACTTTTTATTTCAAGTTTAGCATCACTTTCGGGTGTACCCGTACCAATCCCTACATTATTTGTAATATTTTTAATAGCTAAAGTATATTCAGTAGAAGTATTCAAAAAACTACCTATAAAACTTTCTGTCGCATCAGTACATTGAACGCTTAAAGTATCTCTTATCCCAACAGTTCCCCCTGAAAATATTAAACTATATCCTGCAAGAGCCACATTCCTGTTTTCAGGTAAACTTCCATCACCGTTATAAAGAGTTAATGCACTACCCCCTGAACCTGAACCTGAACCACCAAAAGCCCCAAAAAATCTATCTTTATCACTCATACTTAATTTTTTTAAATAAAAAAAGGGAATAGTATATATAAACCCTAAAGAATTTGTTTAAATAAATGTTTTAAAAGAATTAATTTTCTTCTTTATTGCACTTTAAATCAAACCACTTCTTTAAATACTCCCTTATAGCTTTAAACACTTTACTGCTTTCTTGAAAACCTAATCTACTTAAATTTTCAAATACACTTATAATTAATTGAATTGAAATATAATCTATAATTAACCAGTAAATAAACCCATAAACACTTGAAATTATCCTCCCCTCTGAACCTTTATGTAATAAATGTGTAATAGAAATCATAACTACATAAATGAATACCTTAAAAATAAATCTACTAAACTTTTTACTTTCAAGTTTTTTTCCTTCATGTATAGATGCCTTTATACCAGTAATTAATTCAACTAACAATAAACAAATCCAAGCAATAAACATAATGGGTTCTAAACCAACAAATTGTTCAATCATACTCGTAATTCCTACAAGAGTTAAACTCATGGCAAACATACTTTTGTATTGTTTGTAATGTAATGTTGTTTCCAACAAATCGTGGAAGCTATTATATCCCCAATCATTTATAAACTCTCTCATTAATAAAATTTTTATGATGCAATTATTTCGGCTTTAAGCCCAGTAGCATCTGTTAATACTGTAATATCGGGTAGTACCGTATTAGTGGGTGCGTGCATTTCTGCCGACTGACCCGAAGCTAAAACAATGTAAGTTCCATTTTCTTGTTGAACTCTACATGAATCAGTAGCATGGTTGTTTAATACAGCAATACTCGTTAATTTTGTGTAAGTTTTTGTCGCTGTTATTTCTTCCGTAATAACATTCGCTTTAATATCACTCATAGCTATTAATTTAATATTTTTTCAAACTCTAATGTTTTAAATGGTTTGTCTTTTAAAGCCATCATTATAACAAGTTTATCGCAACTCTCATCTGCCGAAGCTATTATAAGACTTATATCATTAGCAGGCTTATTATGTTCTATTCCTAATGTTTTAATTATTTTCTTAACTTTTGTATTAACAATAGGAGGTAAAATAATTGTTTCGCCCATAAAATCAATTTTATCTCCCGATAATATCAAATCTTTTAAAGTTACTTCCTCATATTTTTCAACCATAAAATCATGTAAAATACCATACCTAGAGTTTAATTCCTCATCACAAAAAATTTTAATTTGTGTCTTAGTTATGTTTTTTTGGTTTAATTCTGCATAATACATAATTGCTTTACGCATAATCTTTTTGGTTTTACTCTCTACGTCCATTTTCTCTACTTTTTTTTTAAAATTAAACTTAGTTATAAGTTACGAAAATAATTCTCTTATAGTAAAATCAACCTTTACAGGAGTTGAAACACTAACTATTCCTATTTTCGCATTTACTTTTCCAACTAAAGATAAAGTAGTTTTTAAACCTTTTGAAATAAAACCTCCTAAAATACCAACTAGATCAATTTTCTTTTGTTTTAAAGTATAATCAAATGATAATCTAGTATCTCCACCATTAGGCAGTATAACATTATCTAAATTTGTGTTTTCAACCACACCAATAAACTTACCACCAAGAAAAAGATCAAACTTAAATGACTTTAAAATCAACTTCTTTTCACTATTATTGACCATTTTTAGAAAAACCCTAATAGTAGTTTCGGTTGAAGTTTGACTAATTAATTTTACGCCTGTAATATTAACGTTACTATTTTTTAAAATAATGGCTTGGGTTCTAAAGTATTCGTAAATACCATAACCAAAAGCCCCTAGTCCTCCTATAAATAATAACTTTCTAATCATTTTTTAAACTTCTTAACAGCTAAGTATGTCAATCCAGTAAGCCCTAGAATAAACAATAATTTATGTTTAGTCCAAGCCTTATAAATAATACTTCTTCTGTCTTTAACCTCTATTGTACTTTTACTTATTTCCACCTCTTCTTGTTAATAGAATTATTCCACCAATTAAAGCTACACCACCTAAAATGTACCATTTATAATTCACTACTTTAGATTTCAAACCTTCTGTTTTAGCTAATTCATCATCAGCACCTTCAATTAAAGTAGTTTCTGTTTCCTCAACTGTTGGTTCTAATTCTGAAAGTCTTTTTTTAAGTTCGTTTTTTATTTCACTTATCCTACTTTCGTAATCTTTTACAGCACTAGGTTCTTTCTCGAAAAATAAATATTCTTCAATTTTTGAAAGAGCATCTTCAAGCGTACTATCACTATAATTTTTTACAGTTGAAGAAGTTATCTTTTTTGCTACCCAAGGATAATTTTCAAATAAATTTGTAAATAATTTTTTCCTTGTAGCTTCCTTTTCATTTGCTTTAGCTATCTTATCTTGAACTCTTCTAATTTGACTATCAAGTATCGTAAGACGTTCTTTAACGAAACCCTCTATGTTTTTATTTCTTGCAAATTCAGGAACTTCGGGTAAAACTGGAAAAAAATCACCTCCTGCATTAACTAAAAGTCCATTTATAATAACTTCCCTCAATTTTCCTAACTCACCTAATGGGTATCTTTTTATATTCACTAATGAATTAGCCCATTTGCTTAAAGATTGAAAAAATTCAGGATGAACTGCGTTGATTTGTTGTGTATATAAATACACTTTTTCTTTTCTATCCATTTTTTATTTATTTAACTTTTTTATAACAATAAAAGCAATAACAGAAGCAACTAATACAGAACTTATAGCTATCATGCCTTTTTGATTAATTGTTAGACCTTTTTTTGGTTCTATAATAGTAGATGAATCACCTTTATAAGGTTCTCTTTTTTCGCTTCTTTCTTTAATTCTTTCAAAAAACCTCATAAGTCATTTTATTATTTAAAAATAAATTTTCTAGCTAAGACAAAACCTACAATTCCTAAAGCACCTATTAAAGCATATTTTTTCAAATTTGAATTTGGTGCTAAAACATTCTTTTTTGGTTCTTCTTTTAACTTTTCTTCCTTTTCAGAAATACTATTTAAAATACCTTTTATCTTAACAGCATATTTCTCTTTAACATAAGTAGGTGCTGAACTGTTTAAAACAGATTTTGCTTCTGCTACTTGATACTTTAGTTTCTGAATCTCTTTCTCTAATTTATCTCTTTCTTCTTGACTTCCTGCGAAGTTACTATTGCATGAACACATAATTATTTACTTTAATATTAACCCCTTCTTTTTTTAACTACTTTCATTACTATTGCACCAGTAATTAAAACACCAAAGATCACTCCACCACCAATCATAAGGTTTTTAATCAATTTTGCTTGTGCTTCTGATTTATCAGATTCTATTTTTGCTTTCTTATCTAAAATTTCTTTAGTATTCTTAGCTTCTAATTCGTTTAATCTAGCTTCCTCTGACGTAGCTTTTGAATTTTTAACAATATTTATAATAGGAACTAAAATTGGTACAGCAGCAGCAACCACAGCCCCTACTTCAACACCCGTAAGATTGTTATACTCTGAGCTAGGGTATTCATCGAAGAAAATTTGTTCATCCTCAGAAACATTCCCCGAAAAATTTATTTTATCCTTACACTTTGCACCACAAATAAGAGGTCTTTTGTCCTTCCCTGCAAAAATTGCTGTTTTGAACGCATTTGCTGAACCTCCTAATTTCACAAATTTGCTAATTGCTTCATTGTAAATTTTAGGCTCATTAAATTCTGCTCTTTTTAATCTTGATGCAATACCCCTGTAATTAAATTTTACTAATTGCAAAAAAGCACCTCTAGGTACTCCCCCTGCAACTCTTTTCCAACCTCTGACAAGAATATTACCTCCTAATTCTTTACGGCATTGACCTCTTGCTGTTTTACCTCCTGCCCCTGCTTCTTTTTTAGAATCAATACATTTATTTTTTGCAGGACTTCTTAGTAATCTTACTGGACTTTTAACCCATTTTGGGGCGTTTTTCCAAAACTCATCAAACTCTTCATCGGTTTCGTGGTAGTAAATATCTTTCATTTTAATTTATTTTTAAAAATAATTAATTAGCAATAAGTTCTTCTATATCTAAATCATCGCCAGTAAAATCAATAAATTTTGATACAGGCTCTAAAGCACCTAATTTTACTGATGACAAATCTGTTGTACTTAAACTTGAAGTCGTACTTGTTTTTGGACTTTCCGTTTTAGCTGTTGTGTCCATTCCCATAGTTGTTGTTGGCAACTTTGTTGGGTCAATCTTTGAATCCTTTTCAATGCTTGATAGTGCTGTTTTTACTTCTTCATCAGAAATACTATCAGATTCCTTTAAAACATCAAGCCCTCCTTCTTTTACAGCTAATTTAGGATCTTCTTTTTTAGGTTCTCCTTTTTTATAAATTCTAGCGTTAAGAATCGGAATGATGAAACCTCCACCTCCACTAGCGAAAGTTCCATCTTCCTTGCTCTCCCTATCTGAATTGACTTTGCCAATTCTATATCCTTTGCTATATAAATGGTAAACCCCTAATCCAATTAGTGCCAACCATAACATTTTATTTCCTCCTTTACTTTCCATTATCCTAAGATGCTTCTAATTTTATCGAAATTTTCTTCACTTAAATCTTCTTCTAACCAATCTTTTAATCGGTCATTTTTAATCCTATCACCTATTTTATATTGATAATCTTGGTTAAAAAGTTTTTCCAATTTCTTAAAAGAAGAAGGAGAATAATTACCAATTATTTCTACAATAATCATTTCATCTTTATCAGTAGTCCATAGGTTTAAAGCTGAATATATTTTTTCAGCATCCCCTTTAATTTTTGAAATTGACATAGTAGAAGTGTCAATACCACTATCGGAATCACCACCCCTAGAACCATCAGTCGAACTACCATCAGTTTTACTAGAATCAGTATCTTTATCATTCTTTTTTTTCTTTAAGTAATGCCTAACTAATAATGTTCCTGCACCAATAAAAACTAATGCTGAAACCGATATAATTATTGTTTTTTTCATTTATATAATTTTTACCAACTAAATAAATCGTCCTTCGAGAAAGAAGATTTAATCTTATCATTAAATAATTTTTCACTCACAGAATTAACCTTATACATTTGCATTAATCTTTTCTCTGTGTTATCTCCAAATTTACCATCTACTTTTATGGGTAATAATGGACTTGGTGAAATTTCGTTCAAATGCTTTTGTAATTCCATTACTAAAGGAGAGGGAGAGGATAGAACACCCATTCCATCACCCTTCTTTAAAGGGAAATCAGATTTAACTACTTTTTTAACAGAATCAATAGGTGAACTACTTACTTCACCTAACTTATTACTTTTCCTTCTTCTGATTAGGCTAAAACCTATTAAAGCAACTGCACTTACAGATGCTAAAACTAAAGCTATTTTAACTCCTTTTTTCATATCACTTTTTTAACTATTTTAACAAAGTTTTATCACGTTCTTCTTTAGATTTATCATAACAAACGGGTGCAATACCTCTACCTCCCCAACTATAACCTGCTTCTAAACAACTTTTACCATCAGAATATTCGTGTGCTTCTTTTTTAATATTAGTTTTTTTATTCTTCAATACTTTATCGTATAAAAAATAAATTCCAATCAATCCAATAACTCCAATCGCTATTTTTACTTCTTTTTTCATTTGTTACTTTTTATCCTTTACTAAAAAATACGTTCCAACTCCTAAACTAATTACTAATGCAGAAGTTAAAGCAACTGCAACTTTATTTCTTTTTACAAAAGCTATCGGGTTATTAATAAACGACTTCGCTATTCCTGAAACTCCGTATCTACTGAATTTATCTGCATAGTCTTTAACTCCTAAATAAACCCTTTCAATAGTTTCAGCATAATTACTAGCCGTTGCATATCCCGATCTTTGTAACGCCTGTGCTTGTTCTCTAACTGTTTTAGCGTTGAAAACCCCATACTTTGTATATCTAGGGTTTTCTTGAAGAAACTTAATGTAATCCTTAATTGAATCCTCAACCGTTGGATATGCTCTAAAACAAGCGTCCTTCTCAATGTATTTACGCCCATCTTTTGTTTCTTCTCCCGTATCAATGTTATATCGCTTACCTTTCCAAGAAGAACTACACTTTATTCCAAAGTAATTGTTAGATTCTCTAGCTAATTTGCTACCACCAACATACCACCTTCCATCAGAAGCCTTTCCTTGGCTTTCAATTATGGCTTGTGAAATAAGAGTACCCTTCAATATACCAGTTCCTTTTACTGCATAAGCAATAAAGCCACCGTACTTTTTTATGAACTCTTCTCTAGTGTACGCCATTACTTTGCTAATAAAATAACGTCCTCTCGAACAAATGCTTCATTTTTTCCCTTAAAAGGAATATCCAAGTTTACCTTGTACCAAACATAGCCGTCAATACCTATAACCTCTTTTACGACTTTTCCTATTGGATTATCATAAATAGTTCCTATTAACGTACCTGAATCAACTTTAGGTTCACTTCTTAAATTTACTCTATCTTCTGCTATGTTTATTGTTTTACCTACAATTCCTTTAGCACATTTCTTACCGATACATGGACGGTCAGCCCTTCCTTTCTTAACTTTACCCTTAATAACAAGAGCAATAGTTAAAGCTAAAGCAATTCCACCTCCAATAAAAAGTCCTTTCTTTAATTTCGGGTTCATTTTTTTACGCTTTAAAGTTTTCAATTAAAATTCTAACTCTTTTCATTTCACTTCTATTAAAAGAATCAGCAATCTTAGTTCCTAAAGAATCACCATATTTAGCTTCATACATTCTGCTAACTAAAGAAAGGTTAGGTATGCTTCCTGCTGATGAAATTGCACCGTAAACAGCTTCTTCATCATCGTCAAACCAACTTGAAGGATTCCATGTTACATCAATAGAATCATAAATTTGATCGGCTAATTGCTTCGCCTTATCATAAGTAATTGTAATATTACTTGGGTTAGCGATTTTTGTGTTAAAAGCATCTAACTTAATTAAATCAATTTCATCCCTATCTTCTGGACAATTCTTGTAAACGCCAGTATGACATAGTATTGGTCTTATAATTCCAAAATAAGACAATGTAGCACCTCCGATTATTACACCTCCAACAATCCAAGGTGTATATTTATTTTTAACTACCCCTGAAACTGCTTCACCTACTAATAATTTTCCTACCATAATAATTTATTTACTGTATTCCCAATTTTTAATAAACTTATCTAGTTTCTCAAACCTATGTAAGGCTTCCTTTGAAGAAGCATTTTTAAATACGTTTAAGAAAACATTATAAGCGTCAATTCTAGGATAGCCTAAACTTAAATATATTTTCAACCCATTTATATCTGCTTGAATCTCACTACTTGGATTCTTATTTATATGAAAATGGCTATACTCATGTAGTAAAATTGCCATTCTCATAGGTATTGAATACCTAAAAAAATCTTTTTTACTAACCTCGATTTTACCAGTTACTTGACTTATCCTTGCAGGAGTACCTATTGGCTTTCCATTTTTCTTACTACGAATAACATCGAAGTAATCAATTCTAAATTTACCATTATCACTATAATAAGGAACACCTTTTGAACTAGCATCCAAATAACTACACTCTCGGCTAAATTCTTGTGCAAACCTTATAAAAGATGAAGTCTTTCTTGATGTAGGTAAAAAACTTTTACCTTTTAACGGTAATATTTCCATTCCTACTACTTCATAACCTTCATTATTTAAAGGACTTTCACCATCCTTATAAATAACTACTCTTGCACTTTGAGGACTTTGTGGTAAACCGATAAAAAAGTCTTGCTGACCGTCAATCTTACTATATCTTTTTGAATAGAAAGTCTTAGTAGCTTTAGCATCACATATTTTTATCCATATTTTACTCGGTTGTGGAGTAGCAATACTTACCATAACAGAACAAGGATAGCCGTCTGTGTTTATATCTTTAACCATTTTTACTTCCTCTTAACCTATAAATACCAACACCAATTAAAGTAATACCTATTAATGCTAAACCAATTTTAGCGTTTCTGCTTAAACCTTTATTTAACTTTGGCTTTACTTCACCATTTGCATTTATAAAATCTTCTTTTTGATGTACTTCTAATTCGCCTTTAATTTGCTCATCTTTAAGCCATTCTTTAAAAGATTTAGTAGTACCACTCTGCTTATATCTTTGATTTGCACTCATTACTTAATTTTATTAACTATTAATCGTCCTGCGATAGAACCTAATGCAATTCCGTAAATAGGTTTTGTGCGTAATGCAATAGCACCAACTAACCCGATAATTCCTCCAATGACAGCCCCTTGTAAACGGCTCTTAGAAGAATCCTTAATATCAGAAGATAGATTACCGTTAGCAATCTTATTCATAGTATTTATTTGTTCTTCTAAATTGGATTTATTACTCATTACTTGTCATTTTTAAAAATCTTGTAAATCAAAATTCCTGAACCAATAATAACTAATGCACCAACAGATAAAGCAATTATTTTACCAGTTGAAATTCCTTTTCTTGGGCTTGAAGGCATTGAACCTCCTGTGCTTCCACTTGCGACTGCTTCATCAGAAACTTTCCCTGAACCAAAAGCCCCAAGAAGTAAATTACCAATCTTGATAACACTATCCAATGTAGGTAATGTGTATTTTTTCTTTTCCTCAACTTTAGGTTTGTCAGGAATATCGTCAATATCTAACCAAGGTAAATCTTCTAATTCTTCTTCCTCTTCATCATCCCAAAAAGAAGAAAAACTTGATGAACTTTCATCAATAATTATTGAACTTACATTGAAAATAACTTTCTTTGATACCTTGTCTTGACTAGCATTATACCTTACAACAGCCTTTTCAATAATACTTTTTAATTTAATTGGCTCAATATCACTTGATACATTAATTCCTGCATCTCTTAAAGCATTAACAACTTTTGCTTGTCTATTGTTTAATAACCAAACAAATTGATTTGCTACTAATTGCTCATTTCTATTAACATCACTATTGTTAACCATACTACTTATATTTTTGTTGTTGTAAATCATTTGTTACTTCTTTAACATTAAAGCAATACCCATTAAAACAAAGCCACCTACGACAATAGAATTAATAGTCATTTTATTTACAATTTTTTCTTCTTTTTCTACACTTCCCGTTGCATTGAAATACATATTCCTTTCGTTAAGAATACTATCTCTTAAATCCTTGCTACTTTCAAGTTCCTTTATTGTTGAATCTTTAGCCTTACAACCTTGGCAAGAAATTTCAATCAATTCTCTATCGGGATGAATTTCAGCTAAACTTTGTAATCCATTCTTTCCATAACTTCTTACAAAATGTTTTATCTGACCTTCTAATTCTTTAGAGTTTCTAGCCTTACGGTAAGAACCATACTTGTTTAGTACAAAGTGAACGTCCGAAGGAACTTTCTCACTTAAATACTTATACATTGTTGTTTTACTCTTTGCCATAATAATTGTTTATAAAAAAATAAGGTAGGTCTACAAAATGCAGACCTACCTTTCAGTATATATCCAATCAAATATTTCTATCTAACCGTCAACTTGCTGAAAAGCAAGTCTAGTAAAATTTACTCACCTTTTAAGGCTCTAACCGTTTGGCTAGATAACTTTAAAGTATCACCTTTTACGATGTGAGGGTTTCCGTAGTTTCTAACTGCTCTACGTCCTGCTAAAGTTCTTGCAGTTGATACAGTTTCAGCAGGGTAAAGGTAAATCTTTACAGTTGCAGAAGCTAATACAGAAGCAATAACAATAGAAGTATTACCATCAATAATGTAGTTGTAACGGATTACAATTACTGTATTTTGATTTTGGTAAGGATCGATTGTAGGAACTAAAGTTTTAGTGCTTGTGTTTCCACTTGCATCAGTTGAAACTAACGATAAAGTTTCTAAAACTTGGTTAGCAGTCGATGACTGGTAATAAGTTTGTCCAACAGCAAACGGTTTTGTTTGAGTTTGGTAAAGGAACTGTCCGTAAGTAACCCCTGAAATTCCCATAGTAATAGAAATTGCAGCAGAGTTTTGGTAGTTAGGTGAAGTGAACGCTAAAGTTTGGTTCGCACCTAAAATTGTTACAGGAAATGCCTGAGTTGTATTCGTGTTAACAACAGAAATAATGTAAGGTTGAGAAGTAGGGGCAGACATTCTACCACTAGCCATATCAAAACCTTCATCATAACCACCGTCAAAAGAATAATCCTCATCAGCAAAATCGTAATCATCAGCAAATCCGTCAGCGTTGAAGAAATTTTCATTCGCTTCGTCTTGTGCTTCGCTAAAATATTTTCTTAAATCCACGATAAGTCTTTTTAAAATGTTTGTACTAAATTTTCTTTAATCAATCTTAAAGAAGTCTAAAGTGTGTATTTATTCAGCTTTAGCTTTTTTCATTCTTTCAGAAATGATATTAGCTAATAAAACTCCTCCTGCTACTCCAACAGCAGTAAATACAACACCCATGATTGCTTTCTTGTCCATAATTCAAATTATTTTGTTACTAAAAAATGTTTAATTCACTATACAAATAGTTATCTCAAAACTACCTTATTAATACATTTTTTTAAACTTTTAGATTATTTTAGAAAATAAAAAAACCCGTTGCAAAAATTGTAACGGGCTTTCAATCAGTCGTGTATGTGTTGCAAACAAATTGCCAAATTTTAAGGAATATACATTCTTACCATTAAGTTTTTTGTGTATGTATAAGCAGTTTCAGGATTATATTTAGGTTTCCCCTTAGAATCTCTCATATTTAACAAAGGTTTAATTTTCTTATTGTAGCTTAAAGACAAATAATCATCAATAGCTTCCATGATTTGAGGTTTAGAGTAATTACCGTATATCTTTTCATTATCACAATTATAAGTTACAAAGAATCTACTATTACCATTATGATACTGTTTGTTAACCATTAACTCAATAAGTTTAAAGGCTTCATGCTTGTCATCGAACTTCTTATGGTGCTTGTCAACAGTATCACTATTCTTATGGAATCTAAGCCAGTTTAAGTTTTGCCATACTTTTGGAGAAACCCTTCCAATACTTTGAAAGTGCATTATAATATCAGTAGATGTATGCCTATTAGTACATAAAGCACCAATTAAATCATTAGGTGCGTAATCACTTACATACTTATTAATATCTTCAATTAATAATAAACCTCCTTTATAATTATCTAAAATAACTTTTAAAGCATCAGTAATTTCATTTAAAGACATTTTTGAACCATCGGGATTAAAAGGTCTTACCCTTCTAATCTCTACTTTTGGATGATGGCTAAACATTTTTACATGATTCAAGGATAAGCCCTTTATATCCTCAAACTCATCATTAACATCAAGTATTAAAGCCCTCCTAGGTTTTGCTTTACCACCATTAACATATTGCTTTATCATTTCTATTGTAGTGTAGGTCTTTCCAATTCCTTTTTTACCTACGGCTACACCTAAACTTGCTTCTCTCATATTTTTATATTGAATAAATTTTCTGTTTCTACAATATCATAAAAGGATTCTCCAAGTAAAAAAGCCCTGCCACCTTTCTTGTATTCATTATGACACTTAATAACGTCCTCAACTTGTTCCTTTGGAAAAACACTACTACTATTAGCTAGTTTTCTTCTAATATCTTTTCGTACATAAGAAAAATGGTGCATTTCCAATTCATCCCTACTGAAAACTATTGAATTACCCATCTTAGTTCTCCTTGTTGGGTCAACTAAAACACCATAATTATCAATATCTTCATATTTAGTATTTTCATACAGTTTTATTATAAAAGGAACGTAATAAGTTTCTTTAGGTTCTAATCTATAAATTGGCTCTTTATAATATGTTGTCATTTGACAAAATGAACTATCGTAGTTGCCGTCTAATATTTCTTTCCAAGCATAATCAAACTGTTCATTAGTGTAAAACTCATCACTATCCATCATAAGTAAATGAGTACAGCCGTATTCTTTTATAAATTTTAAGCCTACATTTCTTTTTAATTGTTCGTTTTCTATACCACTTCTTGAGAAAACATCACCATTTTCAAGGTATTGAACGGCAGGAATATATTTTACTGCATCATTTATCAAACCAATATCTAACAACCTATTTACCTCAATATGACTTTGGTTATACTCATTTCCGAAATTTGATATAGTTTGAAATACAACTAAAATATAATCAACCTTTTCCCTAATTGATTTAATAGAATCCTCTAATAATTCCTCACCATCAAAAAGATTATAAACAACACCTATTTTATTTTCCAACTTATTTTACTTTTCTAATTCTTTGTTAAAAGCATTGTTTAATCTTCGTATAGCTTTAAATAAGAACAAATTGTATTCTTCATCTTTCTTATTCGATTCCTCTAAATGGCTAAACCAATACAGTTCTTCACTTAATTCCTTTTTGATCGTTTCTGCCTTTTCACTCAATCCTTTATGATTAGCTTCGACAATACCTTTAGAAATATTAAATTGTTTATCAAAACCTTCTTCTTTCATTTCCTTAACCTCTTTTTGATATTGAGGAAATGCAATATTTTCAAAGTGAAACAACTTGTCAGTAATTAATTTATTATGAGCTTCAATCTGTCCTCTAACATCATACATTTTTATTTTGGTTTCATCCCAATCAATAAATTCTTTAGCCCTCTTCATTCTCTTATCATTATCATTTACAATAGGAGTAAGTTTTCTAGCTAAATTAACTTCATGTAAACTAAGATTTGCCTGTAAAGACTGTAATACACCAAGATAAACCTTATCATGCTCTATAACCTTTTTAAAATCTCTTATTGGTAAAATCCTATCTTTCATAGTTGACTTTGAACCAACCTCACCAACAACTTTAGTAGCCTTGTCTTTTACAAATTTCTTTGCTAGTTCACTTGAACTTTTCTCTTTCATTAAGTTTTTAATCTCTGCCATTTTATTCTGATTTATGATAATTAATATATTTAAAGTGCCTACCCCAATCTTCCTTGTTCCAATGAAAAGCATGAACGCCTGTATGCACCCAATTTTGAACACCTCTAGTTAGTAAATCTTCTGCAAAATATGTATCGGGAGGATTTGAAGCACCTTTAGGAAGTCTAAATTTAAAGTTCTCCATTACCTTTCTTTTCATTAAGCAACAGCCGATTCCTGCAATATATGTTGGTTGTATTTTACCATTAATAAATTTATGCCAAAATAAACTACTCTTATTGTAAAACCTAAAATGTGTCCAATATTGGTGATTCTTGTCAACCGTAGCTATACATGGAGTTCTATTCGCACCATCTAAAATTTGATATAAAGCATTTACAATAGGTCGCCTACATTCCAATAGCCTTTCAATAACATCTAACTGTGGAAAAATATCACTTTCTAAGTGTAGCATATAACTACAATCTGATTCTAAAAAATACCTTCTTAGTTGGTTATGGCTATCTTCTAATTTCTCCATTACTGAATAACCAGTATAGTCTTTCCAAAAAACTTTAATCCCATAAGTCTTATTTAACCACCTAGCATTTTTATTACTTGCTGAATTATCAGCAATAAAATATTCCAATCTTTCTTTCGGATAAGAAAACTTGCTCAAATTATCTAAAAACTCCTTGATACAGTAATTCTTTCCATCGTAAGTAGGAATTGCAATAAGTATCTTAGGAAGTCTTTTACGCTTCTTTTGATTTACTTTTGCATCATTTACTATTTTATCAACATTTATCACTACTCTTCAATTTTATCAGCGTTTTCTAATTCTTCGTTAGCCTTGTCTATTTCATCCTGAATTAAAGGAGGATGAACAGTTTTTTCTTGTGGCTTGAACTCTTGAAAAGTGGTTTTTTCTGTTATCCCAACCATATCGTCTTGTTCATTTTGAAAGTTTAATGGTTCAGCATTTTCTACTCTTGTTTCGGGCTGTGTTTGAAACTCATATTCCTGTTGATCTTCTCTTTGATAACTAGGTTCTCTTCTAGGGCTAGGTCTGTTAGATTTTTGCTTCTTATTTTCTAAGTGCATTTCCTTTAACAAGTTAAATGTTGAACTCATTGATTTTTTTAAGCCAAAAAATTGAGTTGTCTTAGTAAGTAAATCTTTACCAATAGCAAACATTAAAAATTGCTCATCGGTCATAGCCCAACCTTTCTTCATAAAGACACGAACCATAGCAGGACGAACTTTATTACCAAAAGACCTATCGTAGGTCATTACATCTTTCGCCTGTTTGTTATAACTTTGAACAAACTCTTGTAATGAAATATCCCCATTATCAGTAGGTATTATAGTTTCAGGGTCAACTTCATCATTTATAATTAATTCGTTTAACTCATCCTCTGAAAATTGGACAAATTTTTGAGCAATTAAGTGTAAAGATTCATAAACATCTAAAACTGTATCAACCATTTGTTCACAAGCAATCTGTTTTTCTTGTGGAGGTAAATCATTAACGGCAGGATTAGGATTATCAAAAGGACTTGGTTCAGGTTCACGCTCAACAGCACTTTCATTCATCAAATCTTCAAATGACGGATTACTACTAAAATCGGGTTCAGGAATATCTTCTGTTAAACCTTCTGCTGTTTTTGGAGTAGCGTATTCACGTTCTACAACATCTTCACTAAAAGGATTGTAATTACCATTAGTTCCTAAATCTCCAATAAACTCTTCGTTGCTTGAAGCCATTTTACTTGAATTGTCATCTACTGCAAACGTTTCTTCCTTACTGGATTCAATAGTTTGTTCTTTCGGTTCTTCCACCATTTTTTCTTCAATTTGAACTTCTTCTACTGATTCGGGTCTAACCTTCTTAGGTCTGCCTCTTCTTTTTGATTCTGACATTATTTATTAATTACATTGTTTTTAAACTCAATTATCTTTTCTCTTATTTGCGTTTTCTTTTCTAGTAGCTTTTTATCTTGTATATAATTATTGTCTAAATAACTTATCCTTTTTATATACTTAGAAATTACGCTATCATGTTTATTTAAAACAAAAGCTATCCTGTTTTGAGAATAGCTTAGATTAAATTTTAATTCAAAACTGCAAATTGCTAAAGCATTAGTTCTTTTCGTTGTTGATTTACCTTTAAGTAAATCGCTTTTTGATAAGCCAAAACATGAACAAACTGAATTAATTATAAATTCTTGCAACACAATATCCTTATCTTTTGCAAGATTTCTGCTATTCCGAATAATCTCTAAAGTCTTTTCGTAGCCTATTTTATCAACGGTTAAGACTAATTCTTCAAAAATCCTAATCTCGTTTTTAGCCATTTTTTTGCATATCCCTTTGAAAATATTATTGCAATAAATATAATGATTGTCTTTTAATTATGACATATACCAATCAATAATTTTCTTAGCTTCTTCAAGACCCGTTGCAAATTCCGAATAAAAACCTTTTTGCCTTAATCTGTATTGTATTTCTTCTTGCTCTTGTAGATGTTCACTATTCTTAATAAAACCGTCATTCCTGTAAACCTTTACATCATCGGCTTTTAATTCTAGGAAGCAACCATGATAACCTTTTTTTGGTTCTAATATCCACATATCGGGAAGTCCTCTTGAACTTCTACACTTTTTAGCTGTCATGGATTGCCCCATTGTTAATCTTATACCTCCCGATTCAGAAGTAAATATAACATGAGGGTATTTATCTTTAATGTATTGTGAAACGTCTATCTGAACTTTGGTTTCTCTATTTTTTCTCGGTTTCCTTGGTTTTTTCTCTGACATGATTTAAGAATAAAAAAGCTACCGATTATAGGAGGTATCTCAACTATTTCGGTAGCCAAACATTAACAATGTAAAAAAGCAAACTTGACACAAATCAAGATTGATTTATCTTTTACCAATCAAAGAAACCTATACTTCCTTTGGAACTTTCTTTCTTTGGTGGCTCTTCTTTTTTAACTTCTTCCTGCTCTTTCTTTTCAGATGCAGGAGGTGTGTTTTTTGGTTCTTGTTGATCTTTCTTCTCTTGCTCGGCTCTAATCTGTTCCTTTTGCTTCTCGTCTAAGTAATCCCAAATTGAATTAACAAGTTGTTTATCCAAGTCGTCAATCTTAGTTTTTGTGTTAGGAGTTACAATAAAATTTCCTTGTTCATCTTTTTTATTTACCAACGCAACACTTCTGATTGTTGATTCAATCTTTTTAATTAGTGCTTGAACTTCTTGTGGTAAATCGCTTTTTTTCAAGTCCTTTGTCTGCATTAAGACTTGATACGGTAACATTTTATCCATAATGATTTTTGGTTTTATTTAATCGCTAATATAATAAAATTTAGTTGTAGTGTTTTTTGCTTTTTTCTAAAAAAGAAGGGTTTAAATCATAATCAATAGTAATTTCTTCTCCTTTACTTATTTTTTTTACGGCACGAAGAACATATTTACTTCCTTCTTTTATAAGTTTAGCATTGCTTTTTATACTAGGTTGATGGTTTATCCACACGCCTAAATTATCTGTTATTATGTAAAAATAACCTAGATTTGTCTTTTCAACATTAACAACTGCATTTCCAATAAATTCATTAACACGCAAGTTTTTATTAGCAATTACACCATTACCTTCTATTTTTGATTTACCAATCCTAAACTTTTTATTCGCTTTTTTATACAACAAAGAAACTAAGCCAATAGTCAATACAGTTAAAGTTATTGCATTAATTTTATTTTTCATTTTACATAGTTTTTAAAAAAAAGACTTGCCAATTACGACAAGCCCTTTACCTTTCAATTTATTGAAAATTAATCACCAAGCATCTTGTGGCTTTGACTTAACCCACAATTCTTTTAGTTTTTCAGAATACTTTTCAGCACCGTATTTCAACTCTTTTAAAGCATCTAAATTCTCATGCACATAGATACTATTTGGCTTTCTTGAAACTTTAGCATCATTAATCAAGAACTTAGTATCATTAACCAATGACATAACTGCTTTATTCCATCCTATTTTATAACCTAAACTTCTAGCATGTGAATCCTTTTCTTCTAATTTTGCTTGTAATTCTTTAAGCTTGTGAACTTCTTCTTCTTCTTTAGAAAGTGGTTCAAGCACTTTACTCCAATCAAAATCATCTGAAATACTTCCACCTATTTCATAACAATCTTTGTTAGGTTTTTTATTCTTTAAATGAGATAAGAATTTTGGAGAATCAACAACAACTTCTCCACCTTTTTTAAAAAGCCGTATTGAAGGTTGTTCGTCCGATTGATATTCATTGTTGTTTTTATCAACATAAGTCCATATTATATCTTTGCCTTCTACTATAAATTCACCATTTGCCTTATCGCCAATTTTATTTGTCGCATTTTTAAAACGACTATTAAAACCCTCTCCATGTTGGTAATAATCAGAATGTTTAATTACCGAGTTAAAATACTGTTCATACATTTGTTCATCATCTAAATCAGTATTAATATCCCCACCTTTAGAAAACAAATCAACTTTGCCACCTTTTTTAAAGTAACCTTTTGAATCGTAATCTTTCTTTGCTTTACGGTATGCTCTTAAAATCCTTGAAAGTTCCCATTTAAGTTCTTCTAAAGATAAATAACCTGTTGGCTTGTTGAAATTATACCTTTCCTTAACAAGTTTTTCTCCATCGTGATACTCAATGTAAACAAATTGATTTACAATCCTAATTGGCTTCTTAAAGCTAAGATATGTATAGTAGGTGCTACCGAAGTAACCACCCACTATATTGTCTTTATCTTCTGCCCATTTTATTAAACTATTGATTTCTTTAACTTTATTATCAATAGCTTTAGGCACTTTTATTTCTCTTCTTTTTCTATCCATTATCCTAAATGATTAAAAATTTTACCTGCTACTTCATCAGCGTATTGTTGAGATAAAAATGAGTTTCCATCATTAATTAAAACGGCTAAATTCTTTTCACCTTCAACAAAGTGCTTATTATTTGTTGCCATTTTATCAACTCGTGGGTTTATTCCGTATCTTTCTAAACTATCAAAAATCATTTGTCTTGCAGATTTAGACATGGTTTTACCACCTTTAGCATAAATGACATTTGCAGTCATACTTTCTTTAGGTCTAGAAACTATCCAATACTTATTAGGTGTATCAGCGTATTGAATAACCTTCCAATCTTGATGTTTATCTATTTTTCTTTTAGCTTTAACTACTTCAATAGCATCTTCTTTTCTAGTATGCCAACCACCGAAGGATTGCCAACCACTAAACATTTCTACTTGCCCACCTTCTTCAAACTTTCTCTTACCCTTTCTTTTTTGGTAAGCAACTTCCCAAGGCTCTGAACTTTTTCTCCTTCTATCTTGCATGATTGAATGGCTAGAACGCTTTTTTCTTTTTCTACTTACTTTACCACCTTTAGCGTAGTGATTAGAGAAAACATAAACATCACCATCGTTTCCTGTAATGAAAGTGAAATCATAGCTTAATTCTCGTGCTATTTTCTCGTAGTCCTTCATAATCCAAGGCAACTTCATTGCTTCTTCTTCTGAATACATTCCCATTTCCTGCGATAAGAAATAAACAGGGTCGCTACCAAGACCTTCGTACCATTCATCATAAACTCTGTCAGCTTCTTCATCAATTTCTTCTTCTGACATTTCACCTTCATATTCGGCATTTGAACGGAAATTACTTTCTTCATCCCCTGCAATAACTCTTCTGTCAGTTTCAGTTACGTAAACATCATTAGGATGAGGTCTGTAAACACCTTCTTCAACTAATTGGTAAGCGTAATCTTCTTCATCTTCGGCAGAACCCATAAAAGCATCTTCAACACTTGAAACATCATCAATACCTTTGTCCTCCATGAACTCCAAAATTACATCAGCAGGAATACCTATATTATCACTTGCTTCGTAAACTTCAATAATCTTATCGAAATCAGCTTCTCCCATATATTCAGAATACATACTTGAAGGTAGGTTTTCGTAATCATGGATTGCATATTCTTCACCATCAATTAAATCATTGATTGCTTCTAAAACTTCTTCACCACTTGAATAATCAGTTAAGTCTAACCAATCTCCTTTTAACATTCCATTGTTGTATGCTTCTAAATCAGCTACATAAATTTTTGGCGTATCTTCTACTGAACCACCTCTTGCGTATTTTCTCATTGTTTTATTTTGTTTTAATTTTCCTCCTTTTTTATAAACATCTGCTTTAAATGGGAAACCATAGGCATCACATAAGAAAGCTATAAATCTTGTTACATATTCTTTAGGTACATCACCTCGGTCTTTGAACCCGAACTCAGCTACATATTCAATGTAATCTAAATCATATAATGCAAAATTATAATTTGTATTCTCACCTCCTTGACTAACTTCAAAGTTTAAAGTTCTAGGGTTTATACTTTTATCCCTAAAAATAAACTTTATACCTTTTAATTCTTTCGGCTTCAAGTGTTCATTGTATTCAGTCATAAGTGAATGGTCGGGCTTTCTTTTATAAATCTTTAGCCCAAATGAATCACGAAACTTTTGAGATAGCATATTATTTAATTCCTCAAAAGAAACTCCTTGAATCAATTCGTTTTCTTCATCTGTATTAAGAACGTTTAACTTGCCTAATTGCCCTCCTTTGGCATATTCAGGTAAAGGTCTATCACCTCCTGCCCATGCAATGTTGTAATGTTGAACTGCTCCTTCCAATTCTCCACCGTAAGCATAAGCCTTTAATAAAGTATCGACTTGCGATTTAATATCAAGTAAGAACTTCTTTGCATCATCCTTTGAGAACTTTGCAATTTCAGTTTGAATTGATTTAATAAACTTCTTTCCTGCATCTGCTAAGTCAGAAGTCATGTCCTCAACTTTCTTTTCAATCTTCTTCTCCTTAACCTCCTTAACTTCTTTGCTAACCTCGGCTTTAGTTTTACCTGACGTAGAAACTTCTTTCTTCGCTTCTGCTTCTGCTTCTTTCTCAATAGCGTTTACCTCTTTCTTAATCTTAGCAGGAACGGTTTTAGTAGTTGTTTCAGTAGTTGCTTCGGCAGTCTTTGTTGTTGTACCATCAATCAACTTATCTTCTTTTTCCAACTTCTCAACTCTTTGCTTGTCTTTAGCAGTAGTCTTACCTCTTAACGCTTCGTACTTAGCTAAAATCTCTTTACACTCTTCTAAAGTCTTTCCAGTAGCTTGAGATACCTTTCTTTTCTTTTCTGCTTTTTGTTCAGCAGTAGCTTTAGGTTTAGCCGTTTTTTTTCTAGTTGTAGTCTTTTTAGGCGTTGTTTTAGCTTTAGGTTTAGCAGGGCTTTTTTTAGCACCTGACTTTTCCTTTTCAGCAATAGCTTTTTCAATTACCGTTCTTGCTTCTTTCGGTAATTTCGGATTGTCTTTTAACAAATCCTTTAATTCTTCTAATGTGTACTTTCCTGTATTCATTATTTCTATTTGTTACTAATTTATATTAAACTTAACGCTACTTCAATTCCTTTTTTCGCTTTTTTCAATTCTTCTGTTTCTCCTGCTAAATCAATAGCTACATTAATACCTTTTAATGCTTCTTCTAGTTGTTGCTTTTCAGAAGATGGTTTTTCTTTAGTTTTAGGCGTTTGTTTCTTCTCCACATAACTAATAAAATCAGGGTCAAACTTTTCAAACTCTTTTCTAGCCCACTTTTCAGCATCTTCGTAAGATTTAAAATACTTCTTATCAGTAGCAAATCCTTTGTCTTTATTTCTAAAAGTTACATAAACTTCTGCTTCTGCTTCTGAAATCTCACTTGGTGCGTTATCAACCAATTCACTAGCTTTAATTTTCCATTTTTCAGGAATCATATCGCTTCCCATTACGGCTTCTAAATACTCAATGTCTTTCTTTGTTAAATCTTTTGCCATTTTGTTTGTTTTAATTATTTCTAATCCTTTTTTTATCTTTTCGTTCTCTTCTTTTTGAATCCAAAACTCAATCTCTTCTTCAACTCCAATAGGTTGTTTTTCATCAGATTGGTCTAAATCTACGGTAAAATTAAGAACATCTTTATTTTCCTCTAAAAATTTCTCAATTAATGGGTAAATCAAACCCCACTTACTTTCCGAAACATAGTTAGGGTGCTTAAAGTATAAATCATGCTCACTTCTACCTTCTGAATACTCAACCTTTGCTTCTACTCCGAATTTTTTCCATGCGAAATATTGCTCAAATGCTCTTGCGAAACATTCTTTGGAGGATTTAATGTAATCAGTCATAGCGTCAATAGGCATATTCATATTATCCCTAAAATTGGAAACTATACTTCCACTTGTGCTTTCAAAATCATCCGTAGAGTATCTAAGACCCTGAATTTGTCCTACACAATAATCTAAAAAGTGAGCAACTTCATGTGCCATTACAGTTTTAAACTGTGTTGCACCATATTTCCCACTTACTCCGATTGCGTGCATACTAGGTATGAAAACGCCAATAGCCCTTTTGTTTATGAATTGATACTTTTTACTAGCGTGAGATACCACTATATTGTACTTTTCAGATAAAGGCTTTAGGTTTCCGAAAACACTTTGAACGTCCTCCCAACCTTCTTTTAATTCATCAAAATCCATAATAGAAATCTTCTCTCCATTTTGTCTTTTGACTAAGATTCCGAACTCCTTATAAAGTCTGTCGTCAGTACCACTTTTACCATAGCTAGTTTCAATACCTTTTTGATACGTTTCGCTCAATACATTTCTTTGAACTTTAATATCAATTAACTTGTATTTTATAGCATCCCTAAATTCAAAATAATAATTAAAAATATCAGGGTGTGCAGTTTTTGAATACCCTTTGTTATGGTCGTGTTTTATCTTTTCATAAACAGAATAGCTATTTCCTTTTTCTTTAGCTTCTTTTATTTTTTCGTCAACAAAATTGTCTACCGTTTTAGTTGAATCAACAAACCTTAAATATAAGTCTGCAAATGAAACATACATTTCATTACTAGATAGCTTAGATGTAATCCTTTTCCCTGAATATCTCTTTACAGGAATATACAGTTCTTGCTTTTCTTCAAGTGGTAAATCATTCCATTCTTCTTCTCCAATTTTCTTTTTAAGTTTAGCAGGAAGTGAACGGTAGAATCCTTTTTGATTATAAAACCTTTCTCTGTAATCTCTAGGCTTATCAAGAAAATACTTTTCATTTCTTTCGTTTTTCTCCCTTGCTTCCTTTTTGTTTTTAGCAATAGCCTTAACATGATAGTAGTCAAGAGTTAAAACAAGTTGGTCTAAGTTTAATATAACCAACTGTAAACTTCCATTCTGAATAGTCTTTTCGCTAAAACCTTTTATTGGAACTATATAGCTATCTTTTGCATACTTAATAGCATCAACCATGAACGCCCTTCTTTCAAGAGTTCTTTCGTCAAAAAATGGAATATACTTAGGGTGAGGTTTATCTAAAATATCCTCTTCTGAAAAGTCAAAATCATCTGTGCTTACACCTCTAAAATCACATACTTCTTTGTGTTCAAAACCTTTCTTGTCTGTGAAATCAATTAATTCACCTCCATTTGATAAACAAGCAGTAATGTTTTTAAGTTTTTCTGCTTCTTCTTTTAGCTTTGTTATTTGACTTGACAAATCCCATGCTTCTTCTTGAAGTTCGTTCTTCAAAGAGTAATCTTCTGTATCTCTTTTCTTATCCCAAACAACTTGCCTTTTAGATTCAGTTTCCTTAATCTTTGCTAACAAGTCATTTTCTATTTTAAAGTAATTTTTCATTAAACTTCTTCTGCTTTAAATCTATCATAGATTAGTTTAGGTACTACAATGTAACCTTTATCTTCTGTTCCAATCCAATATTCTGTTTTAGGAGTTTTTCTAATCTCACCTCTTTTCGTCCATTTACTAACATAAATTCTTTTTACAGGGCTTTCTTCTTTCTCTAACCGTCTATATAAATTCCCCTTTAATAATTGGTCTTGAACTCTAGCGATAGTCTTATTATCATCGCCTGAAAAATCAATCAATGGGAAATCATCTTTTATACCCTGCCAATAGGCATTTTCTTTTTCAATCCTTTCTTTTTCTTCTTTTTTTTCCTTTTCCTCTTGAATCTTGTAATAGTCGAAATTATACTTCTTAGCAAATAAATCATTAATCTGATTTTGAGTATAACTTAATATGTTAATACCCAATATTTCTGATAAGGCTTGTCTGCTATTTTTATTCTCTTTATGCCTTACTTTTGAAAAAACTTTTTCAAAATTACCATCCTTTAATTCCCATTCTATTTCCTGTTTAATCTTGTCTTTTGCAATTAGTGAGTTTGAATCAAATTGTGGTGTCAAATCCATTCCATTAATTTGGTCTTTAGCATCACCATCTTTGTTTACTCTATCTATTAAGTTTTTAACTTGGTCTTTTAATTCATCGAAATCAACATTACTACTTCTAATTGGCGAACCTGTATATTTCTCCCAAACTTGATTATCTCCAAAAAGACCTTTTCCGTAATAAAAAGGAATACCGTCATACACGAATAATCCTTTTGGTTTTAAAGGCATAAAATACCCATTAGAATTAATATAAACAGTATTATTTAACTCTTTAAAATCTCTGTAAACAACTTTGTCTTTAATTGAATCTAAAAACAATTCTAAATCATTTTTATCCTTTCCTTTTAGGTTTTTTGATAAAACTTTTAGCCCTTCAAATTCATTTAATGAGTAGCTTTCAAAAGGAGATTTGGATGCTCTTGAAACATCAACTTGACTTAATTCTTCTTTGCTCTTTCTAGGTTTAGAAGATACCGACTTTCTTGAAGCACCTTTAGGAACGAAACCAATCTCTTCATTTATTTCAACCTTTTTACCTCCTGACATTAATGTATTGTCTTGAAGGTTGTAAACTACATTTTCTTGAATCAATGGGTTCTTTGATAAATCATCTTGGAAAGGTAATACGGCTTGGTAATCAGAAAGTACCGACATTAACAACATGAACTCTGAACTGTCAATATGAAAATACTCCCCAAAATAGAATACAGAAGCACCTTGACTTTCAGAAGCACGATTAGGAATACCTACTGAAACCTTATTCATACCTCTTGAAAGCATAAATCTAGTAATCTGCTCAATCATTTTAGCGTTCCAACAAACTTGCTTCCAAACACCATTTTCTTTAAATATGTAATGACTTGCATAAGTAGTACCATCAATAAAGTAATTATAGTATTCCTTTAGTTCTTCAATCTTTTTAGAATTATAAGTTTCTACATCAAATGCAGGGTCGTCAGAATAACTTTCCATTAATATCCTAGCCTTTGATATAACGGTAGAGAACCACCACATCTTTTGAAGGTCTACACCTTTTTGCTCGTACTCAAAAGTAGTTGGAACAACTTGTTTGTAATTGGGGAATCTACCCTCTATTTTTTCAAATTTTTTCTTAAACCATTCAAGCGAAACATCTTCACCTACACTCTTTTCTAGTGCCTTCTTTTCTTTTTTTATAGTTTGAACAGTCTTATAAATACCATCGAACTTTTCAGCCGTTGAATCCATGTTGATTTTATACAACTTATGAGCATCAGTACCAACAATAGCTTTGTTTTCAATATCAAAGAAATTACCACTCATTACGGGTCTTAATTCATCATCACCAATAATAGGTGTTGTTAGTTTCCCGAAATCCTCATTTAAAGGCTCTAGCTTGATGTTTTTCAATATAGCAGGAACTCTTTTTGTTCTTTGGTATTTAGGGATTTCAAGAATGTTGTTACCTCCTTCTTTTTGGAGTTTGTTCACCTTTCCACCTTTTTGCATAATAATACTTGGATTGTTTGGGTCAAAATCTCCACTATTACCTATTGCTGATTTTATTTGAGTTGGTTCAAAAGATACGTATATGTCTGAAACAATAGGATTATCAACATAGTCTAATGCGTTTTTTAATATTACACCATCATATTTATCTGATTGAACTTCATTTACTTCTTTAATTGTTTCCACTATCTCTTTACTATCTTGTAAAAAAGAACCTTTTAAATCAACTATATACGGGTTTTTTAATGATAAATAAACGGGCATAATGGATGGATTTCCCATAAATACAAAATCTTCTGCAACTATGGGATTTGAGGTAAACCAAGAGCCACCATCAATAGAATCTTTAAACTTGTCAAAGTTACCACCAGTACCATGATAAACAACCAAAGGATTACCGTTTTCATCAACTACTTTACTATCTCCAAACCACGATTTAAAATTAGGGTTGTTTAGGATTCCACCTTTCTCCATTTTAAGTTCTTTCGCATCCACCTTACTAGCTTTACCACCCATTACAGAGGAATACACCCTAGCCATCGCCCATTGTTGAGGACTTTTTACATTAGGTCTTACTGAACTTGGGTTAGTATAATAAGCACCTTCACCTTTTTCGTAAATCTGTTTTAATCCTTTCATTGATACGCCAGTATCTTTTGAAATTTCTTCTAAACTGTGAGATTTGTTTTTTGGATAACCATACTTCTTATTGTATTTGTCTTTCCATGTTTCTACGCTACCACCTTTTTTAAAATACTTATGCTCTTTGTAATTTATCTTTCTGCCTACGTTTTCATACTCTTCTCCTTCTTCAATAACCTTCTGTATTTGGAAATAAGAACCATTTTCAAAGTCATAACCATATACTTTTTCGTATCTGATTAAATCCTTTACAAACTCTCTAGCATCTTTGATTGTATTAAACTTTGCAGTTTTGAATTGGTCGTCAATCTCTTTTATCGTACCGTTATGACTATGCTCAATTATATAAATATCATCATCAGTTAATTTGCCACCTTCTGAATACTTATACTTCTTCCCCTCAACAGAATCACAATCAAGAGTAACCCCGTTATTATTTCGGCTATTTAAGTCCGAAAGTATTTCACAAGTTGTTTTCTTCTCCCCTTCAAATTCAAGTAATGTTTCATCGGCAACATTTTTTTTGTTTACGATTACCTCTCCACCTTCAACTTCTATTTGTTGACCTGTTGAAGCTACCTCCATTTTTATACCACCTTCTGCGTGTGATTTACCTTTTGTTAGCCCTCCTTTATAATTCATATTAATTGTCTTTATTAATAATTTCTAAATATACCAAATTTAACCTCATAAAAAAACCCAAGCTAGGACAATAATAAACTTGGGTTTATTTTCAAAAATAATTAGTTATTTACTTAAATAATTATTTACATTCTATATCTAAAAAATCAACCCTATCAACAATATCGTTTGGCGTACAATCTAAAGCGTAACAAAACTTCAACATTGTAAACAATGAATAGTTAGTTATTTTTCCGTTAACAATCTTACTTATTCTATCATAACCTATTGGGGTATGACATTTTTCAGCAATCATGTTATACAATTCCTTTTGGCTTATGTTCTTGTTTATTAAAAACTCTTTTAACTTCGTCATATCTTAAACCTTCATCAATTCATCGTAATCTAATCCTGCTTCATCCAGTAGCTTGTCTAACGTAACAAAATCACTTTCATAGCTATCTGTTTCACCATTGTAGCTATAAGCCGTTTTTGGTACTCCTACTTCCCGTTGAACGAACTTTATACCATTTTCCGTAATACCAAAATACCCTGCCTTATAAATGATCTTTTTTGGATGCGTAGGCATACGTGAAATCAAATCGTATAAATACAATTCTTCCCAATTTTCAAATAGTTCTTTGTATTCGTCAGGAAAAGCCCCGAAATAATCTTCTTTAGTATAATATTTTTCTTGGTCTGCATTTGGATTGTGTCTAAAGAATTTAACTACTTGAATTAATGCGATAGCTTTATTTAAGTCTAACGTATGAGTTATCAATTTAGATTCACTTCCACAAGCACGACAAACAGTTCCTTTTTTAGCTGTATCTTTTATTCGTTTTGCTTCTTTAAAACAAGAACTTGTTAAATCTGCTTCTATCGGTATTGCACTTAGGTTTAATTTAGTTACCTCTTGATTACAGGCAGAACATTGTGATATTCCATTTTCAGCAAGTTCCTTTTCAAGCCTTTCCCTTTCTTCGTGAAGTTTAAGTTTACTACCTACTAATTTAGATAGTCCTAATTTCTCAAACCCTTTACCATGTTTTACAATGGCATCTTGCATTTTTTTTACGTCCTCGTAATTAGACGTTTTTCCTTCGTTTTTTTCGTCAATCATAATTTTACTGTTTGTTTTTAAATCCACAACCATACTCAATAACCTTGTCGATTATTTTATTAAGGTATTTTTCTCTTTCGCTTGATTTCTGAAAGCCTACGTGCCTCCAATTAAAATAGTGCATTGGTTCGCTTATTATTAGCATATACTCCATTCTAATTTTTTTACAAAAAGATAAATACACAAAATTACTGTTGTAAGTATAACTTGTGCTTTCACCACTTTCGATATGATGGATAATAACATAAGTACCCATATTTACTACTGTAAACTTTTCAGATACCTTTTGGTAAATATCCTTAACTTGTTTGTGTGTGATTGTTTTAACCATAACATCAAATCTAAACTTTTTTTTACTTTCCTTTTATTATTTTTGAAAATAATTTTTATATATTTGAAACCTAACGGTGGATTAGCCGTTTTTTTAACAAAAACCAAGATATATGATTACGGAAAAAGCAAAGTTTTTTGGAAAAGGCAAAGAAGCAAAGGATTACTTCTATTGTATTTTGAATGATTTCCTTGATGAATACAAGGCTACTGACGAGGAAAAGAAAAGAGCAAAGAAGTTAGGGCTTACTGATTACTTTGAATTATTTGATGATGATGGTGTCAAATACTATTCAGGTTATACTAACCTTGATAAGATGTACGAAAACAATTATGATGAATTTACAATTCTTAGTTGGGCTACAAATTATGCAGGGTGTACGGAAATCAAGATGCGTAACAAGGAAGGTAAAATGGAAACTGTTTAATTATTCAGGGAGGTGTAAACCCTCCCCTTTAAAAACCAAGAATGAGAAATAAAACCAATATACCCCAATTAGTGTTCGATGGTAACAAAAACCACGTTATTAACATGAGTAAAATTGCTGTTAAGTGTAACACTAACCACATTGCTTTACTTAGAGTGAAGGAATTAATGACTTTAGAAAACTTAAAATTCACGTTCAATGAAAAGTAAAAAAATCACAGATTACAAGCACGACCTTAAAGGAATAGATTTTCTAAGAAGGTTAGTAAGAACTTTCGATTACAGAAACGAAAGTTTAAATGATAACAAAACACCCATTCAGTTAATTAATGAGTTCTTGAAGGTGGAGAACGGAATTACTGATATTGATGGTAATATTATTGAGGAATGAAAGATTTAGTGTTCACAATAGGGAAGTACAAAGGTGCTTCTCTTTTCCAAATATGGGAATCTGATTCACAATATGTTATTTGGTTTTTGAATAACATTGATTTACCCAAGTCGGAATACAACAAAGCATTAGAAGAAATAAGTAGAATAAATAAAAACCCGAACAATGGAAGATAGAAAGTTAATTGATTTATGGATGAAATACTGTTGGAATTACAGTACAAGGTTAGTTGAAGGAGAATATGCACCACAAATATTAATATGCACTTCAAACCCTAAATGGTTTGTGAGTAAATTCCAAGAACTTACCGATAGATACGGAAGTGGAACATTTGGTTTACTATATTTATGGCATGAAATGGGTGCTTCCGAGCAAGAATCGGTTGTTACTTGGTTAAAAGAAAATTATAAAGGTTAAGAGATATGAAGAATATTGACAAAATTACAAAGACTGCTCCTAAGAAAGATGTCAGCTATTATTACAGAGGTTTGATAACGACAATTAAGCCTGTTGTTTATGAAAACTCGAAAGTTAAAAAATACAATGTTGAATATAATGTTTTGACAGGATTCGACCCTCAAACTAATGAACCTGAATACAACCTATTAAAGAAGGAATACGGAAAGTATGATAGGGATTATATTTTAGGTATGACCAATATGTTGTCAGAACACAAAGGAGGGGGTGAATTTGTTGAAATGGAAAAATGGAAACCTACTATTAAAGCAATTTACTTCTATTGTTTTTTTAATGGTTTTTCAATAACAAAAGGTGGTACAGATCATAGCCATCAGTATTTTTACATTAAAAAGAAAAACACAAGTTATACTACTTATTTAGAGTTTGAATTACAAGTTAAAAAAGGATTCCCTTTAGATGAAAGAGTTTTTATGACATTAAAAGCAAAAAGAAAAGAGTACGCTAGATTTCAAAGTAATACAAGAAGAGTATATGGCTTTTACGAAAACGTTACAAAATTTGTAAACGAAACTTACCAAAAGTTTTATAATGATTTTTCACTTACAACACCAATTTTGGAAGAACCTATTTTCTTTACTGAACCAAAAGAGAAGCTATATGATGGAGATAGTATCGAAACTTATAGTGGGGAAAGACCTTTTTATTCGGGGCAATATAAGGGGTTTTTATTGTATAAGGACACGCAAGGTAACATTTATGGTTCTCGTCATAGTTACGAACAAATAGGTGAAAAATATTACAATAAAGATTTTGTTATTTATAGACCTCATAATTGGAAAGATATTTACGAAAACGCTTTAGAGAATTACCCCAGATCAAAAGACTTGAAAGAAAAGGCTTCCTACGGTCAAATTTTAAAGCTAAAGGATGGGTTTATACCAATGGAGATTCGATATGATTCGTCTGAATTTGTAAATAGTATAAGAAAGAAGTTTTTTAGTTGGGGAATGATGAAAACCCCTCAAAAAGTTGAAGAAGAAACAGATTTAGAATATATAGGTGGAAATTTTCAACACTATGAAAGAGATAGAGAAAACCAAAGAGATAATCCTAATTGGAAATGGATTTAATTTTTGTTGTGCAGATACAATGCACAGGTAGTTTGTTACTTTGAATTGAACTTAAAACCAAGATATATGACAGTTTCAGAGATAGCATTTAATGACATGAAGGAAGAGTTAGAAGTAATGGTAAAAAACGAGTACGAATACCATAACTCTTCTGAATTGGAATACGAAACATGGGTTGCTTTAAAGTCCTATGTAGTAAATAAGGAAAGTACAAAGTTAAACCGAGAATTAAATATCACACAATATGGTAAAAGGAAGTAAGAAAGAAAAAGCAATTCAGCACCTTTTAGATGCTTATGAACTTTTACAGGATTCTTTAAACGAAGAAGTTTCTTTGGAGGATGAAGAAGCTACTAATATATGGTTTATGATTAAAAGGCTAGGAGTAGACCCAAGAGAAGAATTATTGAAAAGATTAAATTACTAACCAACGCTTAACTGCGTTTAAATTCTCTTTGTTATGCTAGAGCAAAAGCATTTGAAAATCGGTAGAGTTGTTATTTCTGATAACCATTCCCGTACAGAGTATTACCCTACTATTGAACTTTGTGAAGAGTTCAAAATGTTTAAGGATATTGCTTTGGAGGACAAAACCATTAATTGGAGATTGTTCGAGGAAAACGAAATTCCTTCTACTTATGTAGTTAGAACTTGGAACGGTAGTTATTACAGTTTTGAGTGTGGATTAGACCTTTGTGCTGATAAACGTATTTGGCTAGGTTTGGAAAGGAATAAGTTTGATTCCTTCGATGAAATCACTAGGGAACTCAACAAAAAGTTCGGTGATTCGTGGATTATTCAAACCGAGGAATACTTCTCTTGTTAGAAGTAGTTTCATAGACCTATGGTGTAATTGGTAGCACGACTGATTTTGGTTCAGTTAGTCTAGGTTCAAGTCCTAGTAGGTTTACTAAAATTTAAAATCACATATTATGGCTTACGGAATAATAGAGTACAACGAAGAAGGGAAACCAAAATGCGAAATCTGTGGAGAACATTTCGATAGAGTTGTTTCCCATGTAAGACAAGTTCACGAAATGTCTGCATTAGAATACAAAAAGAAATTTGGGTTTGATACAAGCAAGGGTATTTGCAGTTTATCAAGTAAATTAAAAAGCAGGGATAGAGTTTTTGAAAACTACGATAAGGTAGTAGCTGATAATTTAATAAAAAAGGGTTCGTCTACACGATACAAAAAAGGTAGCAAAGGAAGGACTAGAGATAAAGTTTCCGAACAAACAAGATTAAGGCTAGGAAAACAATTTCAAAAAAACACTTTATAAGTCAAATAAATTATTATTTTTGAAAATAATCACAAACCAAGAAGTATATATTATGGAAATCACGCAAGAATTAAACTTCAAGAAGAAGTTAACGTCAATGGCTGAATTAATCAATGCACGTATTGAGGAATTAAACGCTGAAAAACTAACGACACCTGAACCTTTATTAAAAGTTGTTGAAATGGAACGCCAAAAATGGATTGCCAAAGGTGAAACAATGTTGGAAGTGTTACATATTTTAGATGCTGAATAAGGATGAATATAAATTTTGATATTACGAAAGTTAATGACTACCAAAACGTATGTTTGACTTCTCAAAGAAAAAAAGATTTATTCTTTTCTCCACCGTTGATGAAATGTGGAAATGAATATATCCTCCTTAGTAATAAGACTTATTTAATAATGTTAATTATGTGTAACGTTTTAAGAGTTTACGAAATAAAGGAATCCAATTACATTGATATTTACGAAGGTATTCAAACCTTAATAAAGGCAAATGGAAGTTATGGAGTAGATATTGACTTAAACGATATTTATAGTCATATAGGCATGAAAATAAATAAATAATAAAATGAGAATAATTAGAATCTTTTTAACAGCATTACCAATCTTGGTAATTATTTACGCACTAATACAAATAGTAGAGTTATGTTTAAAAAACCATTAGTAATTTTTGACCTTGAAACAACGGGGTTAAACACAGACAAAGACCGTATCATTGAAATAGGTATTTTAAAAATTAATCCAACGGGAGAAAATGAGTTATTAGAAACAAAAGTTAATCCTGAAATGGATATTCCACAAATAATAACTGATTTAACTGGAATAACAAACGAGGACGTTAAAGATCAACCAACTTTTAAAGAAATTTCAGAAGAAGTAATGGAACTTGTTTCTGATTCTGACCTTGCAGGGTATAATTCTAATAAGTTTGATATTCCATTACTTTCAAGTGAATTAAAGCGTGTTGGTGAAAACCTAGATTTAAGAGGAAAGGCTTTAATTGATGTTTGTTACATTTTTAAGTCAAAGGAACGTAGAAACTTGGCTAACGCTTATAAGTTCTATTGTGGTGAAAAACTTGAAAATTCACATACAGCTATGGCTGACTTACAGGCTACTTGGAAGATACTTCAAGAGCAAGTTAGAAGATACCCTGACCTTTCTTTGGATGCAGAAGTTTTGCATAATGCTAGTAAAGATGCTTCACAAGTTGATTTAGCAGGAAAGCTAACAAAGGACAAAGCAGGAAATGTTTGTATCAATTTCGGAAAGCATAAGGGTAAAACATTAGTTAATTTAAAAGCTACTGAACCTAATTACTTGAAATGGATTTTAGATTCAGACTTTACGCAGGACACAAAGAATTACATTGAGCAAATTTATATAGGATAAATTCAATTAAAATCAAGGTTTATGACTATTAGAGATACGTCCATACGATGTTATAAAGAAATAAAAGCAAATGGTTTATTATCTAAAAAAAGATTGGAGGTTTATGAAGCGATTTTAAAAAACGCACCTTGCACAAGTGCCGAAGCCTTTGTTTCGTCAAATATAGATTCTAATAGTGCTATATCTCAATCGAGAGCAAGGTTTACAGAGTTGAGAGAGTTAGGAGTTATTTATGAAAAACAAGTTCGTAAATGTCGAGTAACAAATAAAACTGTTATTGAATGGGATTTAACAGATACATTACCAAAAAAAATAAAGTTATTAAACAATACTAAAAAAGATAAAATAAATAAAGCCTTAGATGGACTAAGGAATTTGTATAAAAACCAAAAACAAGCAACTGATTTAGATTGGAAGTTAGTAGCTGATTTAATTAAAGAGATATGAGTACAATTAACGAAATTATTGAGCAATTATCGGACTGTATTAAACAGAAGGTAATAAACGGTGAATATCGAATATTAGGATTATTAAACCTAACTGTTGGAATGGCTGAAATTCTTATTGATGAAGAACACAAACTTACTTTGTGGGTTCGGGATGATAAAAAGGAGTTAACTATTTTTGAAAGTGATATTTTTCAGGAACACCTTGTTTTAACATTTGGAAACTTCAATGATGAAGTAGAAAGTTCAGAAAACGAAGGTAAGGTTGCTTATAATAACTTTCAGAAATTAAAAGATCAATACTCTAAAAAGCATACTAAGAAAGTTATTGAAGCTAATATAAAAAGACTTAAACACGAATTATTAATAATTAAAAACCAAGAAAAATGAAAACAAAAACAATTTTATTAGGGTTAGCATTTGCTTTAGGATTAAGTTCATGCTCAAAAGAAGATGATTATTACGGTTCATCAGACGACTGTAAATGTGGTAAGATTGCTAATGACGGCATAACTGGTGATAGTTATTGGATAGAAGTTCGTAATAATTGCAGTAGTAACAAGAAAAAAGTTACTTTGGATGCAGATTTATGGATGAACGCTCACATAGGAGAAACAAGATGTTATTCACGTAGTTGGTAATAAAAAAAATCAAGAAAAATGAGAAAGAAAATAATCGAAGCCCTATTAGATTTAGGCAAACATGAATTTAATACAATGGAGAGCATTAAAGAATTGGCTATTTGTACGGATGAAGAATTAATAGAAAGATTAATAAATTTATCTTACGCAAATATAGGTCAATGATGAAATTGTTTGAGGACTGCAATATATTGGTTAAGGCTTGGAGGTGTAGATACCTCCTTGCTATACCGAAAAACACATGGCACTTATATTGGGAATGGGAACATATTACAGGAAACCCAAATTTAAGTGCTTGTTGCCATGCTTCTATTAATTACGCTTTCGTAAAAATGAATTATTTTAGACCAATAAATAAATATCATGGTAAAAGAAGAGGTTAAAAGTACAGTTACAGAAATTCAAAAAAGTCAGCAAGTAAGACTAATTGATGTGTTTATTATTTCACCAATTTTAATATATGCAGGAACGCAAAAATCTTTACCAACATGGTTAAGGTACTCATTACTTGGAATAGGTGTAGCAACGGCTTATTATAATGGCAAAAACTATATTTACAATAAAAGGAACTCTCCTGAAAAAGATAAATAACATTATTAAAGAAAGCCAATCGTTCTAGTATTACATAGTTTCAATATAGACATCAAAGAGTTTTAGGCTTTTCTCTTTGTTTTTAAAAACCAAATAATGAATCAATGAAAAATCAAATCAAATCACTAATCTTAATAGCCCTTTGTATTACAAGTACAAATCTTTTATCTCAACTTTCTTTTAGCTGCAATTACAAAGAGGTTTGCAAATGGGATAATTACAAAAAGGAATACAATAACTGTAATGGCTATGAATACAACTCTTTATTTAGGGTAAACAAAGCCGAAACTATGTTTGTCCATACTACGGAGGAAATGACTTCCTCATACTATGTTAAATCAAGCCAGTATAACGAAGAATATGATGTTCACAATTTCTTTGTAACAAGTGATGTAGGTAATGAATACCTTTACATTTTTGATCTTAAAAACAAAGAGATAAGAGTTTTATCTACTAATAATGGCGAAGTAGGTTTAATTAGGTTTTACGTTAAATCAATGTTTTAATATGTTACAAGATTCAGTTACAGAAATGTTTGATAAGAGAATTAGTTCCTTATCATATAAATTTGATGCTTACTCAAAAGGTCAAGTTGAAATTTTGACTTTGGATAAAAAACTCTACCAGCTTACCAATGATTTTTCTTTGTATGATTGGAATAAGGTTCAATCAAAAGATTTTATCGAAAATAGAGATACTATCCAAGGGGTTACTTCTTTTGATAGGGATTACAAGAAAAAAGAATACTTATTGACTAGAATTGAGAAGTATTTAGAATGGAAATCAAATAATACATAAATTTGATAATTATAGAGGAATGGTGTAATTGGTAGCACTACACATTTTGGTTGTGTCAGTCTAGGTTCAAGTCCTAGTTCCTTTACTAAAGTTAAAAGAAATGAAACAAAAAATAAAAAACTTTAATAATTTACATTATGGTAATTTAACTGCTGAACAGGAAGAAGCCATTTATAGTGATAAAACAGTTTTTAAAAAATATGTAAATAGATTTACGAATAATCCTTACCCTAATCCTAAGATGACTATTTGTGAAATTTCAGATTTAGAAAAATTGATTGATTCAAAAACTAAAAGTGATAATTGGGAAGATATAAAGACCCTAATTACTCATGTAGATAAAAATTTGCTTGATGTTTTAGAAATTTATGTAGAGGAATTAGGAATTGAATTTAAAAAAGATCATTTAAAAAAAATAGGTAGAAGTCTTAAAGGCTTTATTCTATCACTTAAAAAACATTATAATAGACCTAGACCCTACCAAGTAGCTTTTTATACTAATCAAAATTTATTTCCTTTTAAATCTAAAACAGCCCACACACCTTCTTACCCAAGTGGACACGCTATTCAAGGATATTTTCTATGCAAAGTAATAGCTTTTGAAAATCCTGAAAAATCAAAGGAATTAATGAGTATTGCAGATTCAATAGCTAAAACTAGGGAAGTCCTAGGAGTACATTATAAGTCCGATAATTTATTTAGTGAATACATTGTTAACGAACTTGTAAAGATTAAGGAGATAAAAGATTTATACTTTAATCCAAAGAAATTAGGGTAATTATAAATTAAACGCTTTTGATTTTTTAATATTAAAAGCAAAAACCAAATATGAAAAAATTAACATTTGGAACTGAAATAATTCTTTCAGAATCAGATCAAGAACTAATTAAGAATATGTCAACTTCTATTTGTAATCAAGATAGGAGTTACTTTATAAATAACTTTAAAAAGGATGCAAGTGTAAAACTTTACAACATGAACCTAAATGGATTTGGTGGGGAGTTAGCATTTTGTAGATTAATGGACTTAAAGTTTGATTCAAGCACAAACAAGAATGAAAATCATTATAATAATGCTGATGCCATATTGAATAATGGCAAAACAGTTGATGTTAAAAACACAATTTATAATAATGGGAAATTAATTGTCAGAAAAGGAAAAGAAAGTAAAAAAGTTAATTTGTACGTCTTAATGGTTGGTACATTTCCTAATTTTCGTTTTTGTGGTTGGAAAGAGTATGAAATTATTATTAATAGTAATTTACTTGTTAATTTAGGTTATGGTGATGCTTACTGTTTACCACAATCTGAACTTAATGAGGTACTTCTTGATGAAAGTGTAGTTTAAATATCATAATCAATTATTAATCATATAAATTCAATCAAAATGCAAGAATGGTTTAAAACAAAAATCAAGTATTTAAAGCAAAACGAAGATGGTTCTGTATCAAGTAAGACAGAAGAACACTTAGTTAATGCTCTTAGCTTCACAGAAGCCGAATCAAAGCTACAATTCATAATGGAAGGGTTTATTTCCGAATACAACCTACTGGATTGCTCTAAGTTGAATATTCAGGACGTTGTTATTGATGAAGCCTTTGAAAAGTTCTACAATGTAAAAGTTCAATTTATTTCTATTAGTGATTCAGGAAAGGAAAAGAAGATTACAGAAGTTTATATTGTTCAAGCAGGGTCTTTAGTTGTAGCAAACGAGAAAATGGAAGAACGTATGAAAGGCTCTATTGTTGATTGGGATATTATAGCTATATCAGAAACTAAGTTTATTGATGCTTACCCCTACATTGAATCAAAGGAAGTTGAAGAAGAGGACGAACCTTTTCAGGAAGAGGACAATGCAGACGTAAACGAAGCAGAAGCACTTCATTCGTAAAGCAAATTATATTTAGAAAGAGTAAGAGAGGATAGTTTAATAGCTATCCTTTTTTATTATCCAAATACTTTAGGCTCGTAATCATTATATATTTCTTCAACACTTTTTATTGCTTCATCCCTCCAAATACAAGCAGAAGTAATATCCCAAGTATAAAGCCAAAACATATCTAATTTTAACGAAATTCTTTTTGGATTATAAACTATTATACCATCATATTTCTTTGAAACCTCTTCCCAACGTATTTTATCTTCGTTTTTAGCGTATTTTTTATTAAAGTTGATATAATCCTCATCTGAACTTAAAATAATCAATCTATGATCTTCTAAATTAATTTTAAATGCAGAACAATATTTATTTATAAATCCTGTCATACCTTCTGATTCAACAAAGTCTATCCAACTACTCCCTATTCCTAACCATAATCCTTGTGGTTTATCTGAATAATGATTTAATTGATTCGATACTAATGTTGTTAGGTTATTTATTTTATTTGAATTTAATAATGATACCCAACTTGTATTGTACTTACCCTGTATTGATTTTTTTATTTTATTCATTTTAATATTATTCTTTGATACAAACATATTGAAATATTCTTTTATCACTACTCTTCTCCATAACCAATAGTCTAAAGTCCTATTGTTATTCTTGATTTATATACTTGATATATATATTGGGAGTATTCAATTCATTTCGTTATCCTCATTCATTTGAATAGATTCTAGGGGGG